CCGCTTGGCGGCGGCCGGCGCGAAAGCAGCCGCCGCGACCGACGACAGCCCAGACCCGTGGAATGACCGAAAGGACCTTCGCTGAACTTGTGGTAGAGTCCTGATCGGATTCCTTCCAACCGGCAATTGTGCGCCAAAGATAACGACCCTTCGCCTGCCAGCCAGGTGAAGGGTCGTTACCGTTTTGGGTTGTGACGGTCTATAGTCCGTTTCCATGACAACACCAAATGCCATCAGAACCCGGTTTGCCGGATCCGCCGCCGTCGCTGACGTCCACGACCTTCACGACGAGGTTTACATCCTCGCCAAAGGTTCGGTAGCTGACAAAGGCACCAAAGCCACAAAGAACAGCGGCGAGGTCGACTATCAGTCCATCACGCTGCAGACGCTGACCATTGTCGATCCCGCGTCCAAGAGCTTCGCCCAAATCCAGGACATGGTTCTGCGGGCTGAGGAAGAACAATCGGGGAACCTTCGCCTGGTTGACACCGACGGCGACGAGATCAACCTCGAGCAGGCCACGACCGACTCGATCGAAGACTGGGATAACAGCTGACCCCACCCGGGCCGGTTAGGGGAACGTGGGCGAACCAGAACCGCCGTGTCGTGGCCACGCGGCGATGTGGCAACAAACCCTCGACGGTGACCCGACCGCTACCGCAGCGTTCATCCAGGCGTGTTGCTCTGTGTGCCCCGCCTGGATGAAGCAGCGGTGCGCAGCTGCGGTGATCCACGTCGGCGGGCATCCCACCGTCCCGTACGGCGTATGGGGCGGCCTCACCCACCAGCAACGATCAGCCCGCAAAGCCGCGGCGCCGCGACGCTGCCAGGCTGACGACTGCGATCAGGCGCTCCCTGCGGACGCACCAGTGACCCGCCTCTACCACCCGGACTGTCTGATCCGGTCGAGGAACCTGCGATCCCGTCAACGTCGGGTCAACCGCAGCGGTGATATACCATCGCCGCCATGAACCCTTTGCTGATTGTCCTGGCCACCGCCGCGGTGTGGGTCGTTTCCGGATGGCTGATAGTCGAGTCGGACCTGTTCCGCGGGTACCGCGACCGAATCAAATACCGGCCGTTCTGGAGCCTCAAAGCGGCGTGCATGTTCTGTTCCGGGCTCGAACCGGCGCTGATCGCCGGCGCCGCGTTCGGATGGGGGACACCATGGCGCGAGCACCTGGCCCTGTTCGCCGTGTCAATGCTGGTGGCGTTGGTCTTCTCAGTGATCATTGGTATGGCCATCGTGGCCACCAACCAGATCCGCCAGCCCAACGTGATCGCTGAGTCCGCGGTCCCGCTCCGGTACCCGCCAGGAGGCGACCACCATGGCTGATCAGATGATGAGCAGCGAAGGCCCGCATTCCATGGTGAGCGTCGGATGCTGTGCTACGTCACGAGTCCTCGCTGTCCCACACGAAGCCGTCATCCGAGCGATGATCACCGGCCACGGCCTCGAGACCGCCGTCAAACAATGGGGGAGCAGAGACAACGCCGCCGCCGCCGCCCTCAAATCGACCGCCGGAGATCTCGCACGCAACGTCCTGCCCGTCGCTGACCGCACAGACGCCACCGACGCCTGGTCACACCGGATCATCCCGTACAACCCGTTCTCGCTCTCCGCGATCCGGGGCCGCAAGAAACATTTCGCCGCGTACATGATGTGGATGATGGCCACGAGCCACCCGGCCCACGTCCACGCCCGCACAACACTGGAGCACGCATGAGTAACCGCCGGCGGAAACCCAAAAAGAAGCGCGAGCGCGACCCGAACCGGAAACCGCCGGTCGCGTCAAGGACCACCACCAGAACCGACAAGATCCCGGCGCCCACCTACATGCCCCAGGACCGCTATTTCTACTATTGGAACCCGCTCGCCCGACGATGGCAGAAACACACCGACGAAGCGATCCTGGCAATAGCCAAAGCCAACGGCTGGAAAATCCAGGAAGGCACCCGACGCACCGAGTCCGGGCTCATCGTCGCTGAACGATCCGGCGTGATCCTCGAATCGAAAACGTAGCCACCACCTATACGGGGGGTTATAGTGGTGGGTATGGACAACAACCCTGACACCACCCAACCCGAACCGCGGTTCGCGGTCCGATGGTTCATCGACGACGACGGCACCATCACATCCGGCGACGTCAACGAACGCCCACCCCGCACCACCCACGGTTGGGCCGTCTACCAAAACAACGCCGGCGGCAGCCAAACATGGATTCAGGACTACCCCACCCTGATCGAAGCTTCGACGGCCTGCTACCTGTACGACGCCGGCATATACAAGCCCGACGGTTCCCACCACGCCACCGCGCCGACATCTCCCCCGGTGCCCTGATGCCCCGGCAACTAATGGGCCTTGACCGCATCGAAGTCGAGCACGGCATCACCCCCGAGTCGCTGACCGGGTTCGTGAGGATCCGGGTGATCACCCCTGACCACGGCAACGTCATAGGCAACTGCCCGGCCGCAGCTGCCCGGCGGGTCGCGATGCAGCTCCTGACCGCCGCCGCCCGCGCCGAGTACGAACAGGACCTGGCCCGCGGCGCGAGCAATCAGATGAGCCCGGACGCGGTCAGCCCGCTGCTGCACCTGGTCCGGTCCGCCGAAACAGAACGAATGGAATCTGCGGGTGATCCCGATGCCTGATCAGAGGTCCCGCCAGAAACGCCGTGATGACCTGGACCGTGACATCGCGTGGACGCTGGACACAGGCGGCCTCGACATCGATGAGCTCGCCTATCACCCAACCCAACGAGCGGCGCCATGTCCGCCGTTCTACTACGTGCCCCCTCAGGCTCAGAACCCCAGAGTCACGCCCCACGCCCAAGTAGTCCCGATCGATGGACCGGCGGAGCACCCAGAGATGGGAGCACTGCCTGTATTGCGATCGATCTTTCAATCATTGCTGGATCCGCCCCCCCGGCATCAACTGAGAACGGCCTATGACCCGGTGCCGGAGAACGTCATGGTCGGGGTGGACCCGGCCACCGGATCAGACGGCACCGCCGTTGGGCTTTGGACCCGGGAGGCTGTAGGGCTCACCGAAAGGAGCATCCTGGAAGTGTCACGGGGGTACGCACTGGGGTGGGAATCGGCCCACGTGGCCGACGTTTCAGAGGCGCTGAACCCCAGAGCCGCCCGAGCCTGGCTCCCACCGGACCAGGAACCGGCCCCGGAGGCAGGCCCCGACCCAGAAGGCGGCGAAGGCGAATGCCCGGTCTGCGAACTTCCTTCGTGCCGCCGGCCGGCGATCGAACCCCGGAACCGGCAGGAACGCCGCCACCCCCGATGCGACGAACACCCCCGAGAAAGAGACTCCCGCCGTGACCACCGATAGACCGTTCCGTCCGAACGCCCCAATCATGTTCTTTGAGACGTTCCCCGGTCTCGAGATCAAATGCCCGGCCGGCCTCAAAATCGATTTGATGCCGAACGCCGAATGGCGCGAGGTGTTCAACAATGCGATGGCCGAAGTACGCCAGCGGCCGGCCGTGTTCGTTGACTGCGACGATCCGGAGTGCGGGTGCTCCTGGTACGAAGACCCGTTCGACCCGACCACCACCAATGACGTCACCATCGATGATTGGCACCTGAACGCATCCAAGGCGCAATGCCTCGCGAATGCAGCGTTTCCGTCCCAAGCGCATGCCAGCCAATGACTGACCGAAACTGCCATTCCCTCAAACTCGATGACGAACTATGGGCCCGACTCGTCGCGGCCAGTGACGAAGTGACGGTGAGCGTAGCCCTCCTGGTGGAATACGGCATGGAGATCTACCTTGACCTACTCGAGAAAACCGGCCGAATTCAACCGACCCCGAAACGGTTCAAAGATGACTGATTGCTCGGAATGGGTGAGGGCCACCAACCCGACGCCGTACACCATCACCTTGGTGGGATGCGTCAAGGTCATGTCCCCCCAGTACATGGACTGGATTACCCGCACCATCGTCGCTGACGCCCACCGCGTCGATATGACCCCACCACCACCCCACACCCGGTGGATCGCATGACGCAATCAACCGACATGGACAAGTACGGGCGGAGGATCATCGCTAATAGCCCGATCCCTGACCCTGACGACTCGATCCGTTTCGACGTTTGGCGCGGCGGCGTTCTGGACCCCGGCACCGTGCTCACCTACTGGGACCACCCGCCACGCCGGCGGTGCGTGGGCGGTTGGATCCGCTCCCAAGACTGGTGGTTTGTCTGCGGAGCCTGCCACCCCAACCGCAAAGACACTCAGACAGGCCAGTCCAAAAACGAACGCAAACGAAACCCCCACACCCAACTGGAGCGAATGTGAGCCCCGCAAACACCGGACCCGTATCCCGATGCCGGTTCTGCCACCAACGCATCTTGTGGGCGCACACCGCAGCGTCCGACGGCAAATCACGGATGCCGCTGGACCCCGACCCCACCGACACCGGCAACGTCTACATGAACGACCGCGGCCAGGCCGTCGTCGAATCCCAACCGTCGCTCGAGTTCGGCGGCGAACGATCCCGGTACATGCCGCACTTCGCGACATGCCCGAACTATGAACCACCCGTATACCAACCCAGAAAGTGACAACATATGACCATCGCGCTGTTGTACGCCATGGCCCTTATTATCAACGCCCTAATGACCGCCGGGTTCGCACACCAACTGTTGCGCCTGTCACGATCCCACATCCAACTAGGCTACGAAACCGCCGAAGCACTCAGCGTCATCGAGCGGTACATGCGCAACAACCCCACCCCACCCCGATGGGCCGACGACCTCGCCACAGACCTGATCGCCGGCAAAGTCGACACCGACCAAAGCACCCCACCCCACCACCCCCCACACGTGGCCGGCTGGCCATGGTCCGGTGGGCCCGTCATTCTCGACGACAACGATGACTGACCACTGGGGCGACGGCCCCGTGATGCCGTTCCTACCCGTCACATCCAAAGGCGGCCCCTACAACGACGACGCATTCGTCGCCGGATACCAAACCGGCGCCATAGCCAGCCTCCTCGAACACGCCAACCAACACGACCACCCCCGCATAGAACTAACCACCCCCTTCTACGCCAACCTCATCCCCCAGGTCGAACTATTCGCCATGCAAACCGGCTACACCATGCACCCCGAAACCCTCGACCACGGATGGGCCATGGCCACCTTCACCCGCACCCCACCCATCCCCGAAGTCGTCTACGTAGACAACCTCACCATCACCCCCAACCCACCACCAGCACCCGGCGTCCGCTCACTGTTCCTCGAAACATTCGAACAAATGGTCTGCCTCGTCTGCGGCAACATGCACGACCCCACCATCCGATGCCCATGCCACAACCCCCCAACAACCACCTGACCCACCTTTTTTGGTCGACGGTGTTGTTGTTGGGGTGGGTGACGGGGGTAAAAGTTGCAACCACATATAACCCCCCGTATAATTGGGTTATGGACAACAACCAACATTCAGTTATGACCCTTGACTCTGCTGCCGTGGCGGTGGAGCGTTTGGACCGTCTCAACCAGGGCGTGTTCGAGGAATATGTGACCGAGGTGGTCATCCCGCAGGTTGGTGCTAACACGTACCGGCATTGGGCGTATCGGGAGATCATGGACGCCGAGTACTTGTGGGGTGAGTATGAAGCGGACCAGGAGGAGCAGCGCACCAACTACTTCCCCACGGAACCGATCGCGGCTCGCGCGGTTGTCGTGGACGGCCGGATTGTGGTGGTCCGGGATCGTGATCACTTGTTTGTCGCTGATGAGGACGGCGCCCGCCTGGTGTTCAGTTCCGCTGAGGCGGCTGTCACGGTCGCGGCGTTGGTCAATGAGGACCTGATCCGGGTGGCGTCATGGCGGCCATAGCCTGCGCGGTGCGGCGCGCGGCCCGCCACCTTGTGGTGGTCCCTCTCGCGGCGGTAGCGATTGTGGCGTTGGCGGTCATCATCCCGGTCATGTACTGGTACTTGGCCGCTTCCGGGGTGCGGGCACGCTACCGCGAGTAGGTTTCCCGGGGTTCTGGTCCGGTGTGACGTTTGAACAAACCAACCATGGCAGGTGGGGGTTCGGGACTGATCACCGGGCCTTTTCCGTTTTGGGGTTTCTATAACACCCCGTATACTGGGGGGTATGACAACACCACCATCCACACCACACCATCCGCCGCCGCGTGACCTGAACGTGACGTGGGAGCCGTGCGGTTCCTGCGGCGGCTCAGGGATCGGACCCACCGGCGACACCGTCAGAGACTGCGACGTGTGCCACGGTCGCGGCGAAACTCCCCTATATGGGAACTACCCATGGCAACAAGAGCAGACCGGCCTGAAACCCGTCCCGCAACCGGAACCACCCCGCTATGCGCTGGTCATCCTGGGCGGTAGGTCCGCCGCCCCGTTCCTTACCCAACTGAACGGGCCCCGCGACTCGGTGTGGGTCAGTTCCAAAGTGTTGGTGCCGGTCCCGTTCCCGGACCACGCCACCACCCTGACCCACGCTGAGGACGGGGTAGAGGTCCGCCTATGGGCCGGCGACCCGAACGAACAGGCGCGGTCCCGGTTGGTGGGTCTCCTGGGTGAATGCTCCATCGCCACCATGATCATGGGACAGAACATCTACGGGCCCGTCATGATCTACGGCGAAGACACCAACGGCCAACCCATCGGACTCACCATCGCAGAACTGGCCCGCACCGCGTGCCTCGGCCTGGCTGTCTACGGGCCCACCACCCTCGAGCACGGGATCTACTCCGCATCGTTCCCGGACGGGGAACGCCCACCGACCCCCGGCCCCTACGAAATCCGATGACCCGCTACGACGCATCCGACTACGGGACCCTCACCCTCGGCCAATACAACCGCCTACGCAACCCGCCCCCAGAACCAGAACCGCCACCGCAGCAGCTCCCCCGCCCATGGCACGAACGCCTCGCCTACCACCGGGCGCCGTGCCTCGAGCACGCCCTCGAATGGAACAACCAGGACCTACCAACAATCCGCCGGCACGTGCACCTATGCCGGACCGAATGCCCGCTCATCGCCGACTGCCACCAGCGCCGCGTCGACACCGGCGACCTACCACGCCACGGCGCCATGGTCGAAGCCGGCCGGCCACCATGGGTATGGGACTCCTGGAAACTCCGGCAGCAACCCGACGCCTACTGGCACCAACACCGCAACCGCAACCCGAAAGAGACCAGCCAATGACTACCCACCCCCGCATTGACGACATCCGCAACGCCGGCGCGAAATGCACTGGCTGCGGGTCAACGATCGAATCAGCGACACCCGTCAACGCAACCGGGGAGGTGACCCCCGGCTCCATCCTGGTTTGCTTCTACTGCACCACCGTGAACGAATGCGTGACCGTGGACCCGTTCACTATCACCCGGACCACTGACCCGGATGTCCTGGCCGACCCAGTTGTGAAATCCACCCAGGCAGCGTTCCTTCGAAGCAAACGACGGATGAACTGATGGGAAGCTCACGACGCACCGCCCGCAGCTACTACCTCGAGAACGAAACCAAAGGGCCACGGTCATGCCAACGTGCCGGGTGCGACACCATCCTGTCGAAGTACAACCAGCATGACTATTGCTGGGATCACACCCCGGCCCGTATCCCCCGAGAAAGAGGAGGCCAACCACGATGACAGCGACCACCTACCCGGCCGTCGAAGTGTGGCTGCCGGATCAGCCCCACCCAGTCACCGTGCCCGGCACCGTCGAAGATCTCAGCATTGAAACAACCCAAACGTGGCGGACCGTTCGCCACCTTGTCGCGTCTGGGCTCCCCCGCATGGCCTTGTTCGAGTTCCACCCTGACTATGAAGACGCCGGGATCTGCCACGTCGTGGATCCCGATGGCGATTACCTAGATGTCAGTCTGATCGAAACCCAGATTTCATGCGGGTTGACCGGCGTCAGCCGCACCACCCAAGACCAAGGAACCACCCGATGACCGTGACCACCTACACCCTGACCCGTGCCAGGCACAAAGACCTGAACCTGGGAGACCGGATCACGATCGTGTGCCCCAACCTGGACAGGACGCTGGTCCAGACCGTGATCAAAGCGAACGCCCGGCGTTCTGGTTTGGGTCGGGTCTACTACCAAGACGGTGACGGCCACATCGATTATCTGTGCGGGCACTGCGATGTGAGCCTCATTACCCCACTACACGATGAGCTGCAACCTGTCGGACCCACCGCCGCTGATGTGCTCCTGTCTAGTGCCGGCGCAGCGAAGGTCGCCATGGACAAACTGGCTCACGCGCTGAACGATGAACCCACCACCAAGCCCACCGCCCACCTGGAACATGTGATGAGAGAAGCGATCGCCGTGTTCAACATGTGCCCGGTCTGCCGCGCCCCAGGCGCCACGTACCACCGCGACCTGACCGCCACATTCCTGGCGTCGGTCTGGTGCCCAACCTGCCAGCGGACTCACCCCGCCCATCGTCCCGGATAGATTCACCGTCTACGGCTGCAGCCCAGAAGAGCCCCGTCCCACACCGACAACCGAGCGGCAGGGACGGGGTTCCTCGCGTCAACCCCCGCTAACCGAAGTAGCCCGCCGCGGTCTCCACGGCCTTGGCCAACAGCTCACCGGTCGCCCGATTCACCGACCCGGTCCGTTTATCGATCGTGTCACCCCGGTCATTCAACGTGAACGCCCCCCGCGCCTTCATATCACCCGGGTCAGGAGTGTGGTTGGCCAGCACCGTCACGAGCGGCCGGTCCTCGACATTCAGCCGGTACACCCACCCATACGCCACATCCCGCGGCGTCACAATCACCAGAGCGGTGTGGTGCTCCACCGTCGTCGGCGCCGAATACTTCTGGCCTACATCCGCGCCGTCCTCGAGCCCAGACCAGATATGCAACCGGTACACCTTCGTCCCATTCGGCGGCGCTACCCCCTGAGACTGATCCCGAATGATCGTATGGTCAGAGATCGTGAGCAGACCACGGCCGATCATATGAACCGCGGTCACCCCCTCAATGACCGTTGACCGGTGATGATCCGTTACGTACTTGAACAACATATGTGTTTCCTCCTGTGTCACCCCGGGCGCCTCCGCCCAGGGCAACCCGGATCATAGACCCCGGTCAAATCCGCGCACCGACGTATAAGACCCCGTATAATCATGGGTTGACAACAACCCAACACCAAACGGAGGACCACCATGCCCACCCAAACCACAAACCAGCCCGCCGGCTACGAACACCCCGCCGACGTCGAAACGATGATGCTCAACATGCCCCTGGCCGGCGATCTCAACAACCCGTTCGTATTCGGGGCATGGGACACCACCCGCGGCGAAGCGTGGCTACGCGGCCTCCGGAACCGCATCGAGAACCTGGTGGTACGCAACGCCGAACTACACGTCGAGAACCGCCGGCTACAAGACCGCGTCACGTTCCTGCAGAACAACGCCAACCAGTGCCCCCCAACGGTTTGAGCGGCCCATCATCCAACAATGACCGCCGTGCACGCACCAACCAATTCCGGAGAGTCCTCACCAGCATGAAACGAATACTCGCCCACATGGCCGCCCATGACCTCTGCCCCGCTTGCGGGCAGGTCCGTCACTGGCCCGGATGCCCAAACCGATGAGCACCCGCACAGCCGCCGCAGCGATGATCGCCGCCGCCATGTTCGTCATCACCGTCGGTGTGACCATGGACCATCACGCCAACGTCAACGACCGGCTCTCCATCCTCGAGCAACCCGCCCCCACCGCCCCCACCGTCGTCCCGAGCAGGGCACCGTGGGTCCATCCTGACGCCCGCCTGGGAGCTCAGGTCCGATCGCTCGAAGAACGGATGGACCTGGTGGAGCGTTTGGAAATAGAGCAGCTGGATCTGGACCAACATCAGAACGATGCGATCCGGTTACTGGCCGGGATCATCCAGGGGGAGGACCCACCAGAATGACCAAACAGGAAACGCTCTATGAGCATTGGCAACGATGTGAACTGGAACTGGCCGAATCCATGGGCAAGCTGCGGGAGCAGGAATCAATGCTGGCCGCAGTACGCCATGAGGTCCAACGCAAACGCACCGCCGCTGATGAATCCAAAGCAGAACTGACAGCGGAAATCGAAGGGGCCAGAGGATGACCGCTCCCCGGGTTCCCGTAGTAGGGGACGAGGTGCGGCACGGCAAGCGGCGCGGGATTGTGGTCGCCGTTCTCGGTCCTCACGGCTGGGCGGCCTTGTCGCATTGGGTTATGTGGCTTGATTCGCTTTATGTGCTGGCCTACAACGAGCGCAAGGAATATCTCGACTACCCCGGCACTGCGCCGAATGATCTTCGTTTGCGTGCTGGTTGGCCACTCGACCCTGCCCAGCCGCCACCAGTCGGAAGCACAGTAAAGGCCAGAACGTGGGGTTTGAGTCGCGCCGAACCGGTCACCGAAATCGAGTGCCGAAGATTCCGGTTTCCTAATCGGGATAACTGGATTTTGTGGAATTCCGAGTTCTGGACCGTCGTTTCCCTCCCTGATGGGACAGAAGCATGACTGCTCCGGTCACGCGCGACTTCTGGGCTGACGCGCAAGAGGAAGCCGAGTATCAATCAACTCGATGGACCGACGAGCACGACAAATCCAAAAGTGAGGCCGAATGGTTCTGGCTGGTCGGATGGATTCTGGGCAAGGCGATGCGCCCGGGAGCGTCCGTCGAGAAGAAGCGTCACCGTTTGCGGGCTACTGCTGCAGTGCTGTCCAAGTGGGATCAAGCGTTGGCCGATGGGAGCACACCATGACCGCCGAGGTGCAGGGATGGGCAAAGCGAGTACGTCGCACTGCAGCCGAGATGCGCGACGATCCCAACCACCCCGAATGGGCAGCACTCGAAGCTGACCTGCAACGAATCCCGGTCGATGACCCTGCCCACGACGATGTGGACACCTCACCCGTTGGAGCCGTTGAATGCCTTGACTGCGACGGACGCGGAATGCTCGGTGGCAGGGATTGCGGCACATGTGGTGCAACGGGAATCGACCCGGATGGGACCGCACCATGACCGCCCAACCCCAAAGCCTCCAGGATGCGTTGAAGATCGTTGAGATCACTGCACGCCGCTCCCGCCAAAAGGTCGAAGAGTGGCGCCTCCGGAGAGATAATGCCGTCCTGATCGCTCGCAATGAGGGAGCGTCACTCCGACAGATCGCCGAAGCAACAGAACTCAGCCACACAGCAATCAAGAAGATTCTGGACCGACGAAGGATGGGATCACGCTGTGAGCGAGATGATTGATGCTCTGGCCCGCTCAGCCGAGGCAGGAGCGGTGAACACTCAACAAACAAGGAGAAATGACAATGCCCAAAGCCAGACTGGTACGCACAGAACAAGACCATTACGACGTCTACGACAGCGACGACGAGCACGTGGGCAGCGTCGTCCGCGACCCGCTCGGCGACCGGTGGAACCCCATCACTCCCGACGGTTGCACCGCAGCCGGATGGCAGCCATCGAAGAAAGCTGCCGCGGAGATCCTCGTTTCGTGAGCCAGGGTCAGTTGTTGCGGTATGCGTTGACGATCGCGCAGCCGTGGGCGTGGTCGATTACCTACGCAGGCAAAAATGTAGAAAACCGATCCTGGCCTCCTTACAAGTCGCTGGAGTTTCCGTTCCATCTGATGATCCATTCTGCGAACGGACCTTTCCTGCGCAGCGCAGTGGTTGCTGTTGCCACTATCACCGGAGCCCACGAGCTGCGCGGTCACAACAGTGGTTCTAACATCGAATACGACTGCCCCGGCCAGCGCATCGGAATGTGTTCCCCGTGGGCGATTAAGCCGGTAACACTCAGCGACAGCATGTGGCATTGGGAGATAGGCGACGTAACCCCGCTCCCTGCCCCGGTGCGGGCTTCTGGCCGTCAGAAGCTGTGGATACCCGACGATGACGTGATCGGGGCTGTGCGGGCACAATCCGTCGATTGAGCGACGGCCCGCCATGTGTGCGGGCCGTCATTCCTGGTTATGGGTTTGCATCCCGTTATAACCCCCCGTATAGTGTGGGTATGGACAACAAAACCAAAGCAGCACCCACCCCCAACGACCTCGCCGAAGACAACGGACTCATCAGCCGTTTCGTCGGTGTCGACGGATCAGAACAACAAGCTGAGTACTGGTTCGCTGAGAACATGCGCCGATTCGCCCGGTTCCTTCGACCAGTCAACATCTGTGACGACGACGACCGCCGAATTTTCGCCTACCGGCACACCGACGGTGACGGCACCGAAACCGACCAGTATGTGGCCGAATGGTCCGAACCGGTTGAATCGAACCCCAGCAAGGGCACGCTCGGCCCATTCGAGGCGTATGTCATGGGCGACGACGAACCGGTGATTGTTGATCTCCGGACGTTCACGGTCGACAGGTTGTGGGCACAGCGCAGCGACGCCTGTTGGGAAATGGGTCGATTGATCGATGAACTGATCGATTCCGGCAACCACAAATAGTCCCCCCCCACCCCCCCGCAGCACCCCCCGGCTCAGGTTCCCAGCCGGGGGGTGTTTCGCGTCCCAGCCCACGCATGCAGCTAACATCCGAAACGATGAGCGACAACACCCTCCCTCGCCGGATAGATGATGATCACCTGAACGGGTGGGTAGAAAAAGAGATCATCATCCAGGTGGTCACCACCGATGACGGGAACAGCGTCACGGTCACAGAAACCAGTGACGGCATGTGCGTCCCTGAGATCATCGGGCTACTCACCGCCGAAGCAGCGGTGTACACCTGCCGGTGGGTCAAGTCAGCGGACCCGAACCTGTGACCGCCCCACGCATCCCCGGAGCAGATCCCGCTGTCATCCGGCAGATGGTGGAGTCATGGCAGGCCGCCGGATACTCCCGAGGCAACATCGCCAGCGGCGTCCGGCACTACGCTTTCCACATCATCCCGGTCCTGGCATCGGCTGAGGTTGTGCGGTTGGCGCCGGCGTCATGGGAACCGAACCGCACCCCATAACTTGCAACCCCATATAACCCCCCGTATACTGGGGTTATGGACAACACCACAGCCACCAAGACCAACCCCGTAGTAACCCTGCACTGCGAAAACAGCGGATGCGAAACCACGATCAGTTTCGACACTGACGGCGACACGGCCGAAGCCTCGTTCCTGGCCCATGACAGCGGCTGGTACACCGAAACCATGGGCGAAGGAGACCTGTGCTCGGGGTGTCACCAATCGTGGCTGAACGAATGGCACTACTAACCCCCCCCACCCCCCCCGCAGCACCCCCCGGCTCAGGTTCCCAGCCGGGGGGTGTTTCGCGTCCCAGCCCACACCGGCCGCTAACATCCGAACCCATGACCCCAAACGACAACACCACCGCCAGCCAACCCCGCCCACCCCGCCCCAAAGTCTTCAACAAGAAACCGTTCGTGAACGTGATGAAGATCGTCGGCGAGCCACGATGGTTAAAAGCCCCGCCGACCACACCCGCTGACTCCCCAGAGTTCGAAGCCCAAATGGATGAGGTGTTGGCGGTATCCACCGAAGCGCAATATCAGTTCCCGGCAGAGTTCATGGCCCGCCACGGCCTCCCCGCCCACGCAATGCCACCGCTCGCAGACCACTGCCTGGATGATGACGGGCAACTATCGGGCCCGAAATGCGCGCAGACCGTCCGGATGGATCACCCGTTCATGCTCCTGCTCGTGTTGCTCCAATGGCTCACCGGTCAAGGGATCAACTATCGGACCCCGGAACGGTTCGGGTGGGCGACCAACGGGTCCATCGATTTCATCGGCGCGACGATCTGGCCCGTGATGTACGTCGGCTGGCACATCGTCCGGGCGATCCAGGTCATATTCCGGATGAAGTGGCGCGACTGGGTGGTCCGCGCTGAGGAATGGTGGGGGTTCAACATGACCCACTACACCGAGGGCGCACCCGGCCACGGCGGCGACCCGGCCGGGCACGGCGGGATCGCAGGAGCAACGGCCGCGTCCCTGATCCAGCTGTTCACTCAACCGCTCATGCGGGCTAAATACAGCAGCTCAGTGAGCAATGACGGGTCTACGTACCGGTTGCCGCTGGACGTGGCCATGCAAACCATTGTCCTGACCTGCCTGACGTTCGCTTCGTTCCGGACGTTCGCCGGCGTGCACCGCCACATCGAGAACGTGCGCGGATTCATCATCGGGTGGGCGACGGTCCGCCGCATCAGTTTCGCTGACGCCGCCGCCGAAATCGAAATCTACGCACCAGGGTCTACCCGCATAGCGACCGCAGCATGATCGTCCGGATAGACACGGATGCCGTCGCCGAACTGGCAGAAATGACCGCGGCGAGACGCGCCCAGGGTGGCCTCATCAACGGGGTCTTCGTCGGTCGCGTTGTCGACACCACCGAGTACCGGGCGACGTTCCGTGAGGGCGTCGACTTCGGTGACACCGGCCGGTGGATCTACACCGCGACCAGGGTCGGTCCGGACGCTCCTGCCGAGGGCCCGCCGATCCGCCGCGATCGCTGATGCCGCGCAAGAAATGGGTGCAAGACCCCGACCAGCCACGCCGATGGACCCGCAACAAAAACGAGGAATGGTGGGGGCCCGCCGCCCTGGTCCCGATGCTTCAACCCATCGTCGACCTGTGGCAGCTACCGGGGAACCCGCGCCGCGGCGATGTCGAAGCAGTCGCCAAATCATATAAAACGTTTGGCCAACGCCGGCCTGTGGTGACCCGGAAAGACTCAGACGGCAACCCAGTGATCCAAGCCGGCAACCACCAACGCATGGCAGTAGAGAAGCTTGAATGGTCTCACATGGCCGTCGTCGACGCTGACGACATGACCGCGGAAGAATCCGCAGCGTTCGCGTTGGCAGACAACAGGACGAGCCAACTCGGCACATACGACACGGAAATGTTGGGGGCAGCGCTGGCAGACGTGATCGAGTACTCGCCAGAACTGATCGAATCAACCGGGTTCACCATAGAAGAATCCATGGAGATCATCGATATCGATGACACGTCCTCAGACACCATGGAACCAGAGGGGGCAATCAACTTTGACGCACCGACCAGATCATCCCTCGGGGATGTATGGGAGATAGGCCCGCACCGCATCATGATCGGAGACGCATCTGATATCGACCATGTGCGGTTGTTGACTGACGGGCGCGATGTCAACATGGCATTCACGTCTCCTCCATACGCTGATCGCCGCAAGTACGACCCGACTAGCGGATTTGTGCCGATCCACCCTGACCAATACGTCGATTGGTTCTCTCCGATAGCCGCGAACGTTTCGGATGTTATGGCTGGCGACGCGTCATGGTTTGTGAACATCAAACCGAGCTGCGAAGGCCTGGACAGTGATCTCTACGTGATGGATCTGGTGTTGGCTCACGCGAGGTTGTGGGGTTGGCACTGGGTGACGGAGTTTTGTTGGGAACGCATAGGGATGCCTAAGAGTGTCGGCCGACGGTTCAAAAACCAGTTCGAGCCGATCTACCACTTTTCGCGCGGCGAGTTCAAAATGAGACCAGACAATGTCCGCCACCAATCAGACAATGTGCCAGTTGCCGGCGGTCCTGGCGTGGGGGCCACCACCTGGGCAGATAATCAAGGTGGCAATGGCCAGATGTTCGGAGCGAAAAAGCACATTAACGGTACGTCGTCAACGATGTCTGATGTGCAAGGCCAAAACGTTGCGCCAGGCGAATACATCAAAAAAGGGATGGCATACCCGGGCAACAGGCTGCCCACATTCTCCGGGTCCCACAAATCGACAGGACACAGCGCCGCGTTCCCTGTCGGACTACCGGAGTTTTTTGTGATGGCATACACCGACGAGGGCGACGCCGTATATGACCCGTTTGTCGGTTCTGGATCCACGGTTGTCGCTGCTGCAGCCCATGGGCGGATCGGCATGGGGATGGAGATATCGCCCACATACGCCGACATATCAATTGAGCGGGTAGCTCAGTACATCGACGAGACCCCAAAGAAAGTGCATCCATGACGGGTGTGCAGTGGGAAGACTTCGAGCTGACGTGCCCGGTGTGCGACACGCCCCAAACCGCCGGCACGATCGTCACCCACGTGACCGTCACCGAAGGGATCGTTCATCACTGCGACCACCCGTTCGGCAGCGTCGGTGACCTGTTCATGGAGCCGCTGACATCTACATCGAAGACCGGAGCTCACGGTCCCCCGATGGCGATGTTCACCGTGAGGGGACCCACCGCCACCCGGGTCCCCCTCGAGGTCGGACCCACCGGCATCAGGACAACGATCATCCCGTCACACTTGGACTACGACCCATTCATGCGGCCACCACTTGATCTCGGCCTCGGCGATGAGTGACAAGGCGCTCCCCCCGGACCAGGTCAAAGCGCTGCAGATGATCCGGGATGGCGGATCGATCAAATCGACCGCGGAAGCGTGCGGGGTGTCACGGTCCACGATCAGCCGATGGAAACAACAATGGGAAACCGCCGGCATCGACTGGGAAACCGAGCAGGCCGAATCGGTCGCCGCCGAACACGAAACAGCCCGCACCCGGGCCCGCACAAACCTGCTCCGGATCCACGCCGCCGAAGCCCACAACACATCGGTCACCGCAGCTGAGCTACGAGCGCAGATCCGCAAAGCGGTGCAACTCCTCAACCCTGCGGATATGGCCAAAGACCCTCGGGCGATGAAAGACATCGCTATCGCGTTCGCGATCCTGTCTGACAAAGCGTTGAAGCTGTCCGCCGGCGTCATCGCCGAGGAACCACCCGCCGCCGGCCCGGCGCCAGGCGTCGACGGTACGGCCGCTGGGGCCGCCGTACAGCTATCCGACGCCGAACTGTGGGCGAACGCCCAAGCCGCCGCCGCAGCGGCCGGCGTGGTCGATCTGACAGCGAGACGCAAAGCGCAGAACGGGTAACCGCCGCTCGGGGGTAGAACCGTGCGGCCACTATCGTGGCGGCCCTGTGCCAGAACCTGCCGCTGAGCTAGCTGTCTACGCCGCTGAGCTCGAACGCCGCGCCCGCCTGGACACCCGATACCTCGAAGGCCTCCAACCGAAACAGCGCCAAGCCGCTGAACTGCTCCCCCAAGCCGATGAGATCCTGTACGGCGGCGCCGCCGGCGGCGGGAAGACCTGGTGGCTATCCGCCACCGCGATCCACCAGATGGAACGCCACCCGAACAACTTCGGGATCCTGTTCCGCCGCTACTTCAAATCGTTGGAGCACACGGTCAAGAACCTGATTGATCTGATGTTGGGGATCGACGGCCCGACCCCGCGGGCGGTGTGGTCCGCCGGCAAAAAGCAATACATCTTCCCGAACGGGTCGAAGCTGCTCCTCAGCCACATGAAAGACCCGAACGATTGGAAAGCCCACCAGGGCATCAGCTACGGGTTCATCGGGTTCGAAGAGGCAACCGAGTTCACCGCCACCCAGCTCGAGGAACTCAGGAACCGTGCCCGGTCCCCGGTCGGCACGAAGATCCGCCCGAAGATCGTGCTCACCACGAACCCCGGTGGCGTGTCTCACGACTACATCAAAGGCGAGTACGTCCGCCCGGCGGCTGGTGTCCATGACCCGGCCGGGCCGGCGCCGGCCCCGATGGTCGTGTGGAGGGAAACCCCGACAACGGATCGCCCAGATCCGCCGCTGCGCGTGTACGTCCCGGCGCTGCTCGAGGACAACGCCATCCTGATGGCGAACGACCCAACTTACGCGTCGAAGCTCGCTTCGATCAGTGACCGGGGACGCCGCAAAGCGATGCGCGAAGGCGACTGGGACGCCCTAGAAGACAAACCTGGGGCGTTGTGGACGTCTCAGCTGATCGACGCGACCCGTGTTTATGACATCCGCCCTGCTGATCTACCGGTCCGGGCGATCAGTATTGACCCGGCCTGGTCCGGGAAAGGCGACGCCACCGGCATCATCGCCGGCGGGCGCGACAACGGAGAGAACGACCCGGCCGGCAGACGGCACGCCTACATATTTGCTGACTACTCGATGCTCGGCCGGTCCCATGAATGGGCGCCGGTAGCGATGATCGCCGGGTTGCATTACGGGACCAGCGTCATCATCGGCGAAGCGACCCGCGACGGGAAAGGCGACGATGTGCGGGCGCCGTTGGCCGCCGCCGGGTTCAAAGGCCGGTTTTTCCCGGTGCACGCCCGCATCGGGAAGTACCTTCGGGCGTCACCGGTCGCTAACCTGTTCTACCCAGAACCGTTCACCAAGCTTCCTGCGCGGGTCCACCTGGTCGGCGACAACCTCAAAGAACTCGAAGGCGAAATGTGCGACTGGGAGGCTGACGACAAGGACAGCCCCAACCGGTTGGACGCGATGGTGCACCTGGTGACGTGGCTGCTCGATATTGAGCCGGCGGACCTGATCGGCGGGAACGGTACGGGATCATCGATCCCGGGGTCGTCGATCGTCGACCAGGCGTTCGGGGCCACATGAGCGCGTATGGTGGCGGGTGACAACAACCCAAGGACAACACCCATGACAACCACAGAACAGAACTTCACGATCCCCGGACGCCTGAGCGGTGACGGCCAGATCGGCGTCGGGGACATGGGCGAGCACGTCAACTCCGGTATCAGCCGGGCCGTGTACGCCTTCCGGGGTCGCCGCGACCTGGTAATCAAGATCACCCATGACGGTGAACCCCCGACCCAGAACATCATCGAAAACCGGATATGGGACCATCACCGGTCATGGACGATCCCCGGCCCGAAAGACTGGCTGGCGCCGGTCCTGTGGATGTCCGATGACGCCCGGGAACTGGTCATGGCTCGCACCGCCCCGATTGTCAGGGCTCAGATCCCGGAGCGGCTGCCGGCGTTCCTCACAGACATCAAGGCCGAGAATTTCGGGATGCTCAAGGGGCGGGTGGTGTGCCATGACTACGGGACCGTCATTTTGGATCTGCCGATGCGGTTGAGGCGGTGGTACATCACCAGAGATGAACTTGGTTCTCTCCCGAAGTGGGCCGTCGACCGCCTCGCCTGAACTACAGTGTTGGTGACGTGTACCGGCTCGCCATGGACGACGGGCCGCTGGTCACAGTGCTCGGCAATCACACGTGGGAGCGGTCCGACCCACACAAGCGCGGCGCATACGCGATGAGCGATCAGGGCGACACGATCCACAAGCGGACGGTGTCAGTGAACGCCGCGACCCAGAAACGGTTGATCGCAGCTGTCGCCGCGAGCGCGTGCGTCACTGTCTGACCTGAACCGCGAGCAAGATGTTGGACCGGCTGATCTGACGTAAAGTGATGGCGGGGGCGGTCAACGGCTACATCCCCCGGTTCTCTCGGGACCGGCGGACACGCTACCGAAGGGATCCCACCTACGACCCCACCCAACAAGGGGTTCGGGACCCTGCCGCCCCCAACCACCCATCCCGTATACGGGGGGGTATAATGCGGGGATGGTTGACCGTTACCAACTAACCGGGCTCGTTGTCGATGACGACGGCCCGGCCCTGATCCGACAGATCCGCCAAGGATGCCTCGCTATGGTCGCCGGCGCATGCGTCTCCAACCGGCACATGGCCGCGCTGACCGTGCGTGGCCCATGGGGGATGTCAGTCCGGATCGCATCAGACGGCGACAACCTCACCGTGGAAGACCCCGCTGCGGAATGGCTTATACCCCCCGTGGGGGCGCCGCCATCACCCGAACCGTTCCCCGTGCCGTGGGCTGACCGCCTGCAAACTCTCATCAACACAATCCAACAACAAACCCAAAAGGACAACACCAATGACCGACACCAAACCACTAGACGTGTCTGACCGATACGAACCAGCTGTGGCCCTGGACCACCTGGTCCCGGACCCGGACAACCGCAAACCAGTGCTAAACAAAGAGTTCATCTCGAACATCGCAGAGCTCGGTGTCCTCACCCCGATCATCGCCCGACCTGACGAACTCGACCAGGAACTTTTCCACGTGATCGCCGGGCATCGCCGCCTCGCCGCAGCCCGCAAAGCCAAACTGTTGACCGTCCCTGTGATCATCAAATCGGGGTTGACTGAGCGGCAGCGTCTCACATTGCAAGCCACCGAGAACCTGCACCGCCTCGACCTGGACCATGTCGAAGCCGCCCAAATTCTGGCCCGCCTGGTCGCCACCGACACGACCGTCGCTGACATCGCGAAAGACCTGGGAAAATCGAAGAAGTGGGTTACGCAACGGCTCGCGATTATGGAACTCCCGGAGACCGAATCGAGGCTGGTGGCGGATGGGACATGGCCATTGGAAGCAGCGGTGGCAGCGGCGAAGCTGCTCAACGACCCGGATGTGTACGCCGCGTTTTTGAAAGCGACCCCGAGTCGGTCGACGTACACGACGTGGGCGTCGCTGGCGTCTCAGTGCAAAAGCGAAGTCGAGGTGAAACGAACGATCACCGCGACCCGGGCGGACATCAAAGCCAAACACCAGGGCGACGGCATCAAAGTCAAGTTTGTGTCTGGCGAAGTCCGGAACCCGATCCCGCAGTATTACGGGCCCGGGGCGTTGTCATCGATGGCGGCGTTGGGGACCACCGCCGCGAAACATCGGGGCGAACCGTGCCACGTGTGGTCGGTGCGCCGACGGTACTCCCACACTGACACCGTTGACACCGCTGAGGGTTGCAAGGACTGGACGCGTCACATGCCCGACGGCGAATCGAAGTTGAAGATACCGAAGGCGAAACAGCCGAAACGCATCAACGGTCGCGGCGATGAACCGCCGGCGGGATGGGTCGAAGCGTTCGACGATCTGATGGCCGCGGTCCGTGACGCGGCGAACGTCCCCCAGGCCACAGCGGCGGTGGTCGGCTATGTGGCCAACATTGCGATGACGCGTGACAATCAGACCCAGGCCAGGATCGAGTACCTGACTGGCGGCGAAATCACTGATGTGGATCCGGTAGCGATCGCCGAAGCCGAGCACCCACATACCAAAGACACAGACGTATGGAATGTTCGCCAAAATCGGCGCGGTACCCGGGTTCGGGTAGCTGATGAGACACTGACAAAGTGGATGCTCGAGTCCGATGGGAACCCGGCGCTGCTCGCATACCGAAGCCAGGTCGGTGAAATGGTCCAGGCAGTGAAGCGGGGCCTTCCACCGGCGCAACAGTTCCTGAACACACTGAACATTTTGGGGGTGAAGATCCCGGAGGCGATCGCCGCGGAGTTCGAACCTGACCCGGACGACGACATGTGATGGTCCGGGGTGGCGCTCCGCCCGCGTCGCCCCGTGAGAACAGCCCGCCCGCGCAGTATGTGTTCGCTGCGTTGGCGGGCTGTTCCGCGTGTCGCCCCATGCAGATGGCATCATGTACCCCGTGACTGACCTGATCGACGCAAACGACGCGACGCTTCACGCGTCACCGGCCCGCCGGCCGCCGGTCACCGGCACCGAAGCGCTGAACGGCGCCGGGATCACCGTCCGCGAACCGCTCCCCTACTACGAACCCATCGAGTTCAACCAGAACCCGCCGCCGCCGGTCACCGCCGACCCGAGCACCTACATCAATTCCCGCACCCAGCGCCTACGGTTTGAACTGACCCGAGACCAAATGGAAGTCGACCGGGCAGACCAAACCGGCCCCGGGTTCGTCGGGTTCTATAACGACATACGGGCGATGCTCGCCGCGCAATGCATCCCCGTGCCGCTGGTCCGCACACCCGCCGGTTGGCAACGGTCCTACGACGCCGGCCTGATCGCGGTCGTGAACAGTATTCGCCACACGCAACGGTCCCAAGAATATTTGATGTACCGATGCTTCCGGTTCCGGTCATCGATCGGGGAACACGCATGGTGGCCAACCACCGGACCGTTCGGCGATATCCGTTTCGGTGTCGCTCACCCGATGGCGTTGTCGATGGTCCCGAACCGGCCGGACACCTTCGGGGTGAAGCTCCGCCCCAACGCGATGCCCGGGTCCACCGACTTCGTGGAACTGCCAGCGCAAAATCTTCGAAGGATGCACAACCCCGGCGACGTGTGGGAAGGAGAAGCCAAAGTGGACCTGGCGCGCATCCTCCCGGAGATCCGGACCAGCCGGTCATCGATGCGTAACGTCCTGTCAGCTGTCGATTCGCGATTGTTGATGAACGGGCTCCTGTTCATCAGCACCGGCGGCGACAGCGCCGAGCAGCTCGAAGCGGAACATCTCACCGGTGGGATGAGTCTCCCGCATGTGAACACCTTCGATAACTCTTACGGGCCCAACAACCAGATGCTGCCGGCGTCGCCGTCATCTACGGGCGGCGTCAACAAAATCGCTACCGATGTTGTCCGGTTCGCGGGGCGAGCGTTCCGCGACACCAACGGATCTGATCCGGCGTCCCGCGTTTTCTACCCGTTCCTGCACCACACCAAACCCGAGATGGTGGACGTCGGCCGAGCCGTAGACGAAGAGACTTTGGCGACGTTGGCCGCGATGGTCATTCAGGCAGGCCAAGGCCTCAAAGTCCCGATCCAGTTCCTGGTTGCCGGCGAGGCCTCCCAAACATATTGGAATAGCACCGAACTCCGGTCAGCGCTCCATGACCACGGTGTCTACCCGAGCATGGGCGAAGTACTCGACGATTGGACCCGGTTCGCGTACCGGCCGATTCTGGCGTTCACGCCGGCCGGGCGCCGCGCTATCGGAGACGGGAACCCCGAAGACCACGCCATCGGGTTTGACTGCTCGCCGCTGGAAGTCAAACCGAATGACTTCAAAACGATGCTCGACGCGTACAAAGTCCTCGGCGTGAAGCGTCAAGTGGTCGCTGACCGGTTTAGTCTCACCGCTGATGACCTGATCCCCGCCACTGACCAGTTTGATGACCTTGCGTTTTGGGCGGCTGTGTCCGGAGCCAAAGCCAATGAGACCGGACTGCAACCGCCGCCGGCGGACGGGTTGCCTCGCACCACAGACGCTGACACTGTGGCGCAGCGCGCCCGGAACGCTCGGGCGTTCGCTGCTATTGGTCGGGACCTGTGAACATCCCGAATGACGCGGTCCGTGCCGCTGCCGCAGCGTTGGAAGTCGCCCCGATCACCCAGGACGAGTCGACACCAAATCGGATAGCTGCCGGCGGAACGCTCGACGATGCCGCCGCACAGAAAGTGCGAAACTTTTTTGGGCGGACGCCGCGACCGTCCGCCGCCGACCAGGCCGCCAGATCCGAAAAGTGGTTGGCGTGGGAACTCATGGGAGGCGACACCATGGCCGAAGCAGCGAAGCCGTCGCCTGCAGCGCCGGCGACCGTTCCGCCGGTGACATCGCCGGTGGCCGCAGCCGCCGCCGCATCTTTGGATGTGGAACGGTTGGGGCTCATCGACGCTCACACCGCCCACCAGAAAGCGTTCAGCGCGGCGGAGTACTTCCCGCCCGATGGGATCACCCGCGGCGGGTCGTTCCCTGTCGGTGACGCGTGGATAGTGACCGACGCCGCCCAGTCATGGCTTGTGATCGAGGACCAGGCGGGCCGGTACCGAGGCCTCGGGCCGATAGCTGCGGACATCGACCCGACCAAACTTGCGCGGGTCATGGCCATGGTCGACGGTTCCGCCGGTGTCGCTTTGACAGACGCCACCATGGACCGGTCATCGTTCGCGATGGTCCAAGCCGCCGCAGTGTTCGCAGAACGCCGCCAGGCGCTGCCGGAGCGACGATCCACGCCGGAACCGGTCCAAGCCGCTGCAACCCCCACCGGTCCGTTCCCGGCGCTGAACGGCGCCCTATCTGATCTGACTGGGGTGTGGGAACAGATCACCAGGACGGTGTGGCCGAAAATTGATTCGGCAGCTGAACTGGGGTTGTTGTCCGCCCTGGAACGGGTAGGCCGCCTCAAGAAAGCGGAAGCGGAACCGGGAGCGGTGCAAGCTGACGCTGCTGCGTGGGCGGTAGCGGCCGCGGCTGTCGAGCTCCGCCCCGGGAAAATCGACGGGTCGATCGACGGGCCAATCAACAACGCGACCGACCACACCCGCCGCATCCTCACCGACGGCATTAACCAGGTCATCGACGCGGCCGAAGAACGGTTTGGGGTGACCTATGACCCGGAAACGGTGATGGACATGACCGCTAACGCTCAGGTGGCGGTGGACGAATTCTCTCGGCTGCTACGAGAACTCGTCCAGGACCGTTTGGGTAGCGGCCATGACGGCACCGACCAGACGCTGATCGCTCCGGCCGGGCTCACCCGCCACGTCGTCGCGTTGGCCGGCGGCGCTGAACTTGACCCGGATGGGTTCGTCAACCGTGACAGCGCCGGGTTCCCGGTCAGCGGAGGGGTCACCGGCACAGACTGTTTGGGGTGCGGCCCGATCGGGCAGCGCCTCATCTCCGAGGCGATCGCCGCTCACTCGAATGTCACACCGGCGCCTGTGCAAGCGGTAGCGACGCGCACCCCAGGCATCCAGATCAGTGACCGGCTACGCGCTGACCTCGAAGAAATCGGGCGCCTGGTCGCGGAATCCCCCGACGTTGAAACGGTCGACGATCTGCGGGTGGTGAAGTCCACGTGGCAGCTGAACATGAACGGTGTCGCTCTGGAGAACCTGCAGGTGCACATTGACGGCGCCGGCACATCGTTCATTCATGACGGCACCGTCACCGATATCGATGACCCGATCATGAGGGATGTTCTCCCGATCAACTCCGAGCCGTGGCCGCGAGGCGATGTGCACCACCCAGGCGCTCATTACATGTGCCGTTGCGGGTGGAGGAACCAGACCGCGTTCATCACCCCTGACGCTGATCCCAACGAAGTATTCTGAGAACCCAACCCCAAAGGAAACCCTGTTCATGTCTTCAATAGCTGCAGTCGAAACAGCCGTCGTATCCGACCCCAACAACGAAAGCGAGGCTGAGGTGACGTTCCACGTGAACGGAGTCGAGATCTGTTCCACGTTTGTGCCGGTCAACCCGAACGCCGGCCGCGCATGGCGGGTCCTGGCCGTGGCGTCGGCCAAGGCGAAACTGTTGACCGGCGACGCTCACCCCAAACCGGGGGACCGCCCGGAAACCCCAGCGAATCAACAGACGCTGCAGGCCAACGCTGTCCCGGCCGGCGCTCCCCGCCTCGGTCAATCCGCTGAGGCGCAGTCTGTGCCAACTGATGGCCACCCGGACTATGACGCCCTCTCAGAAGAGGCGCTGATCACGATCATCCGCGCGTACGGCGACGAACGTTCCGACGCTTTGAACCGGTTCATGGCCGCCGGATCGGTCCCCAAATCCGAGATGATCGCTATCGCCCGGAATGAACCGGTCGACATGAACGTGTTGGCCGCGGCCAACGGCGTCGCCATCGACGAGGACGATCCGGACCCCACACCAATCGACGATGATGCTGATGGCCAGGCTGACGGGCCTGATGGTGATGACCAGGGCGATGATGTCGGCCTGCCCATCGGCGGCGGCACGGCCGAACCGGAGCCGGCGCCGGGATCCGGGGCGGCCTATGACGGCAAGACCCCGACCGAATCGGTGATGAAACGCGGTTCCCGCACCGAACTCGAGCAGTACATCACCGAACAGGGCCTGGCCGTAGACACCGAGGACCACGCCAACAAGAACCTGCTGGCTGACGCTGTGCTCGCTGCCCGGGCGGCGATGCAGGCCTGAACCCCGCGGCGGGGTGATGACATAATCACACCATGACAACCACCGGTTTGGTTCTACCCCCAGGAGCGCGAGAAGTGCCCGGGGTGTTCACCCCCGGGCAACCAGAGGACATCTACCCGACACCGTTCGGTGATCACCCGCCGGCAGAATGGCTCCTGAACGTCCCAGCCGGTCGGACCACCACATCCCCGCCGTACATCGACGGGCAAGGCCGCGTTGCAATCGTCGCCTGGGAATTTGATCAATGCCACAACTCGAGCCCGCACGGCGATAACTGCGACTGCGACGACTGCGCTACCGGGTGCTGGATTCCGCCGCCATCCAAGACCGATAACCAGGCGTTTCACCAGGGCGCCACGATCGCGGCCGGACCGGACGGGAAACACCTGGAGATCCCCTCCGGGTTCCTTCCAGTGTGGGACGGCCACGCCATGGACGAGGACATCTACGCGGCGATGCGCCACTACAACGACCCGCGCCGCGCCGGGTCCCGCGGCCGGATCATGGAAATGGTCCAGGCTGCCGGCGGCGGATGGCGCCCAGCGGCCGCCGGTGAACGCCCACAGGTCGCTTGGTACCTCGGAGCGATCCTGCCCGGAGTCACCAACCAACGAGTTGAACGGCTCCGCGGTGGTGTCCTGTCCGGCGACTGGCGGTGGGTCCCTGAACTCGGAGATGTAGAACCGCTGGGACCTGTCCTGGTGAACCGTGGTGGGCTACCTCACGGAATCAAACCCGAACCCGCACAGAACACCAATGATGAGTTCTTCGGGATCCTTCGCCGGTCCGGATACGACGTGGTCCGCGACGCATCCGGCCAGATCGTTCAGGCCACATCACGTATCGTGGTGATGGCCAACGCTACCTATGCCCCAACGAAAGGCACTGCAATGCAGCTTCAGATCCCCACAGGAATGACCCCCGAACAGGCACAAACGTTGATCAACGCCGGCGCCGGCCACGGCGCTGTTCAGGCGTGCGCTGGCGGATGCACCACCAACGTCGGCGGCGATGCCCCCGTTTCGGTCACCGCTGACGCGATGGCGAAAACTCTCACCGAAGCCGTGGGGGCCGCTATGGCTCCGCTCATGGAGGAAATGGAACGGGAGCGGGTCCGATCGCGCGCCCGTCAGATCAGCGTCTGAACTACCGTGATGGGATGGCAACAACTGAACCCATCGAGGCCCGAGTCGGGTCTATCACCGTCCCCGCCCGGCAGGTAACAGCCGACGACGGGACCGTCACCGTCTATTTGAACGACCCCGCCGAACGCAAAATAGCCGGGCATCTCCGGAACCTGATACGGGTATCAGACGGTGGATCACCGGCTGATACCCGCCGTTCGTCCCGGTCCACCAGAGCATCGGAGGACCGCCGCGCTGCCGCTGCAACGAAACGGGAGCGCCGCGCAGCGAAACGACGGACGCAACGATGAGGGTCCCAATGGATGACCCGCTGTCACATGCGGTGTCTGTGAACGTGACGCCCGGAGACCGGGTGTCTATAGCTGCGGCCAACGACCTGGTGATGGCGTTGGTGCACCGATCAGCGAGCGAAGTCAGCGCGTACGCCCCGGATCCGGAATTGAACCGCAAAGCAATGACGTCCTATGCGATGAACCTCCAAACGCAGAACATGGGTTTGACCGCGTCAATGGACGAATCGATTCTGGTGACCCTCGACGTTGTGCACGCTTCGGTGATCCGGTGGGTGGGCATGTTCGCTGAACCGGTCCGGTGGTCATCGTTGGGGGTAGCTGTCGGGCTCATCGAATTCGCGATGTTCAACCAGGACCTGTCGGTCAGGACCACGTTGTCCAGGGTGTTGTACCGACCGAACCGGCGGTCACCGGGCCGGCGGTATCAGCCGATGTCAGTTCCAGGCGGCCAGATTGGCGATCTGCGGGGCAAAGTCACCAGGTGGGTGCCGTCGCTCCAAGGCGACAACATGATGCCGCCAGAACCGCCGTGGGCCGACGGAGAGATGAAGGTCCCGCCGGCGGTCGATGATCACGGCCGATGGTTCACTGGTCTGCGGTGGGGTCCGGTACCACCGGGTTAGGAGTGCGCAGCGATTTTCTCGCGGCGCCATATCCGGTTCACCGCTGGCTGGGTCACACCGATCGCTTCTGCTATCTCAAGCTGGGTGCATACGCCGTCGGCGAGTAGTTCACCGATCATCTGGTTACGGGCCGTGATCGCCGCGTGGAGTTCCGGTTCGAGCCGGGACACAGTTTCTGCGAGGGGGGTGAGGTCATCAAGGGTTGCCATATGCCCAGATTATAACCCCCGGTATAGGGGTACCGGCGCGGCTGGGTGCTACCTTCGGTGCCGTTGGCGATGCCGGTTCGGTGCGCTGTAACCATCAGAACAACCCGTTTCAGGTTCCCCGGTCCGGGTAACCAACCCAAAACGGCGGTCTTTTCTGTTGGTCGTGTTCCACCGATCCCACATTTGAAAGGCATCCTCCCATGATCTATGTCCTGATTGATGGTGTGCTCTACACCATCAACACTGCCGACGGCCCGGCCAGCCTGGTCCCGTTTGAAGGCCCCGCACCCGAAGGCGCCACCGTCCACGAGATGGACGCCCTGGTAGCAGAAACATCGACCATTGAGCTACCAGCGCTCCAGGCGCGGGTGACCGAAGCCCGCACCGCGTTTCAGACGCTGTTGTCCACGGCCCAGACGACGGGCTTGGATGCGGATATGGACGCATCAGAACAGGCGCTGATCCCCTACCTGGTGATGAGCGAGGCAGCCGACAAGCGCATCGCCCGGATGAACGCCTTGCCCGATCCGCCAGCCGACCCGCCGCCGGCGCCGCCCGCGGACCCGAACGCTCCGCCAGCCGACCCGCCCGCGGACCCGAACGCTGCCAACTCTCCGCCGGCGCCGCCCGCGGACCCGAACGCTCCGCCAGCCGACCCGCCCGCGGACCCGAACGCGCCAGCTGATCCGCCGGTGACCAGCGTCGATATCGACCTGGTCGTTGGCGAAGACGGCGTAGTCACGCCTGTGGCAGTGCTCGCCAACGGGGTACGCGCCCCGGTCAACTGGTCCGGTGGCACCACGTTCAACCGTGACCCCGCATCTCTCATCAGCGGCGCCCCACCCGCCAACGGTGGCGGCGGGCCGGCCCCGGCCCCGGTCCCAGCGCAACCACGCCGCGCTGCCCGCATGGTCGCCGCGTCAGCGTTCACGAACGGCGCGGAAGAACACATCACCGTCGGGCAGGACATCACCGACGCCCACATCGCTGAACAGTTCTCGAGCTACCTGTCGAACAACGCCGGGAACCAGTCCAGCGGGCTGATGCCGGCCGGCGTGAAGTTCGGTTCGTACCGGATCGACGCTCCCGGCGTGAACCCGGCCAACACCATCGACCTGGCGCAGTCCCGCCAGATCGTCCACGCCAACGGCATCACCAACGCTGACCGGGCCCGGGCCCGTGTCCAGGCGTCAGCGACCGGTGACTGCCCTGTGGTCCCAACGCAGCGAACCGAAATCCCGGATTGCCGGACCATGTTTGATCCGCTGGCCGACGAATTCGAGGAGTACTCCGCTCCAACGTGCGAGCTCGAGTACTACCGGGAACTGCCGCTGGTCACCCAGGGCATGACCGTATGGGATGACGAGCGCCGCAAAAAGTTTTGCGAAGCTCGAGACGCCTGGTATGGGTCGATTGCTGACGGCGAACCGAAGGCGGAACTTCACGCCGCGATGCTCGCGCTGCAGAAGCAGTGCTACGTGCCCGGATGCGTACCGAAGTCCAAGGTTCGGATGCTTTCGATCGCTGCGTGCATGGAATGGCCGGAAGAATTGGAGGCGTGCAACGAGCAGTTGATCAGCGCCGCCCGCCGGTCATTGCAAACCGCGTTCATCCGTGAGCGGAACAAGTACCGCCTCGCTCAGATCGATTCATTCTCCCACTGGGTCAACATCGATGTAGCCGACCCGGCGTGCGGGTTCGCGAACGCTGCCGGCGAACAGCTCGGAGCTATCCCGGTCCTCGAAGAGATCGTGCAGACGCTCACGTGTTCCGGTCAGTTCAACGACCGGACCACCGCCGGCGACTACACCGTCGCTATCCCCGCCGGCATGGCCAAGATCCTCGGCTGGGACAACCGACGTGCGTGCCACGAAGGCCGCGAAGAACTCGCTTCGCTGCTCACATCAGCGTTCGAGGGTGACGCAACGTTCACCATCAAGTCAATGCTGGACCTGGCCAGCGATGAAACGTCGCCGTTCCCGACTCCTTCATTCCCCACCGAAGAGAACAGCGGCCTCGGCGCGGCGAACGCGACGGAATACGCCGCGTGGAAGTTCGGGTGCGACTACCGCATCCGGATCTATGACCGCTCAGACTTCTTTGCTCTGCGCCGCCCATCGATCGGGTTCGGCGCTCAGGTCACCCCGGCCTACGCGAAGAGCAACTGGGTCTTCGGGATGTTCCAGGAAACCCATGAGGGTCTCGGGAAAGACGGCTGCCACAAGGCGTTCACCATCAACCTGAAGAACCTGATGTGGACCGGCGCCCGTATTGGTTGTATGGCCCCATTGGCGACCTGCCCGACCTGATACCCCGTGACCACGGCCTATAAGCCCGAGGGCAGGTAACCACCACCATGGTTGCCTGCTCTCGGGAATGTGGGCTCACCACGCAAACCTGAAAGGCACTGATGCACGCTCTGCAGCTGGTCGGCGACGGGAAACTTTCCCGCCTGTTTTCGCTGATCACTGACGCCACGTTCCGGCTGGACCAGATCCCGCAGCTGCGCAGCGTCAACGAGATCGAAGACGCCGTGGAGCGCGAAGCCGCCGCGGTGGCCAACGCGAACGCCTTGCGCGCCAACCCGTACGTTTGGGCGCCGACCCCTGGCGACGCGGTCCCGAACCGGAACTGGCGCAACGGCGTCCGGTTGACCGTCGTATGTTGCGAGTCGATCAACGGTTGGCCAACCGTTGTCGAGTGCATCGACGATGGCGGCGTGAAAGTCCCCGCCCGAACCAGGAACAACCTGGGGTTGGTGCAATGGCACCCCAGCGTCCAACCTGCTGAAGGTCCGGCGTGGCCGATAGCGAAGATCGCCGCCCCGATCAAGACCGTAACCGTGGAGTTCCGGCCCGGCACGTGGTACGTGCCGGCGTCCGGCGACCTGGCGTGCAACACCCCGGAGGGGTTGGCTGTTGAAGCACGCGAACGGTTGTTGCGGTGCGCTTCGGACATGATGACCCGGGAACTGTTCACCGGGCACTACACCCGAAGCCCTGCGATTCGTGACTACGCGATGAACCTGGCTTCCGGGTACCTCGAGATCGACGACGCGCTGGCCGGGATGGACGCATGGCGCATCAAAAACAAAGCCGGCCGCGGCGTGTCTCATGTCCCTGGCCACGGCGTATACAAGCTTCGGAAGTGCAACGGGCTGGTCGAGCTCGAAGGCGGACCGTCTGACGCTGCCGGGCATTGGCTGAACCTGGACGGCGGTGTTGGCGTCGATTTCAACGGAGATCCGGTGGTACCGGCCGCTGAATGTTTGACTGCTGGGTGCCCTCCTGAGGCGACCCCGCAGGCGATCCCGCCGCCGGCGGCGGGTGTGGCCAACGGGTACACGTGGGCTACCGGCCCGATCCTTGCGGCCGTGTCTGACCCCGTAATGGTGAACCGCGCGAACCTGGTGAGCCCAGCGGCGAGCATTGAACTTTTGGACAACATGGTTGATGCGGTGTGGGAGATCCACACGCTTGGCGTGTGGAACCCGTGTTTCGCTGCGGCTGCGCCGACGATCCTGGGCGGGTGCCCCCTTCCTGCGGTAGAGGGGGACAAGCAATGAGCGTCAACAAACCGACAGCGGCCGATGACCTCTACTGCCCACCAACCACGATCGAAGTTGACTTCGACATCGAAGGACTCGGTGAGGCCATCGCGGAAGCGATCGCCGAACTGGGAGACATCAACGTCACCGTGCAGAGCACGCCCGTGCTGCGGGACTACTGTTTGAACGGTTGCGATCAGATCTCGGTCTGCTTCATTAAGGGCCCAGACGGCGCAATGATCCCGGTCGGGTACCTGTCAGACGACGGGTTCACCAAGTCCGACACGATCCCCGAAGGCGCGCAGCTCGGTGTTTGCGACCTGATCCGGCGCTGCGTCCAAGTCCTCACCCCAGGCAGCGGCGACAACGAAGGGTATTTCACCTGCAAGCTCGGCGAGTTCGAAGTGGTCATGGCCGGCGACGGCACGATCAAACCGCGGAGCTGGACTCAGAACGGCGGACTCACGCCGATCGACAGTCCGATCGAAGGTCTGACCGAAGGAGTCGATTACGTGTTGGCACCGTGCGGCGTCAACATCGGCGGCCCACCGGCGACCACCCAGATCGTCGGTGTGCCACTCGACGGGAACACCAAACCGCTTGTCGACGGTGTCATGGACGGCACCGCGCCACTGATCCTGGAGAACGTGTGCAGTGTCACGGTGAAAGCGTCGGTTGATCCTGACTGCGAAGTCGAGGACCAGGCCGTGGCCGTGACCACGGTCGGCGTGGACGGCAACGAGTACACCGAGTATGTGCAGCCGGGATGCGAGGCCACCTTCTGTGGTAACGGCGAAGCAGTGACCATTGACGGGGCCGGATCGGTCACCGGAGTAATCGGGACCGAAGTCCCCATCGAAGAAGAGGAATGCTGACATGACGGCCTGCCCACAACCACCGCAAACGAAGACCACGAACGTCTACCCGCAGACGGGCACCGCTGGTGACCCGATCACGAAGGCGCAGTTCGTCGCGTTCGCTCAGGCATGCAACCTGTTGGACGCTGATGGCAACCCGATCTCGGACGATGTCCAGATCACGGTCGGCCCCATCGCAGGTCTCGACTACACCGGCACTGGCGCAGAAGGCGCACCCGCTGACGCTCGGGTCATCACGATCCTCAACCCAGACGGGACAGTCCTGTCGGCTGGCTGCCTGCCTGACGACGCAATCGCAACTGTCGAATGCACGACCGACAACAAGGCGATCAAGCGAACCTTCACGAGCGTCAAAGGCGTCGTCACCGACGAGTGCCACAACGCATCTTTCGACGGTGGCCCCAACTCAAATACTGCTGTAATCGAGATCGGACCCGGCGACGAAGGACTGATCGGGCAAACGCTCACACGGTCGTTCACGGTCCCGAAGTGCGGAGGCCGCTTCGTCGCTTTCGTGAACCCCGGGGCACGAGGTTTCGGTGCCAAATCAAGTGCCGATAACGGCCGCATCGCTTTCCGGTCCGTGTACTCGATTGGCGGCGGTGTTCCCGCCTCCCCGATGAACGGCAACGGCGACACGGTGGTCGCACCCGATCTCGAATCGGGCGACACCGAATCGACGCCGACATACATGCTGATCACCTCGACGCAGCCGGGCGGCTCCACTTTCGTGTTCACCGTCGATCAGGAAATAACAGTCAACAGCCTCACCGCTGGTTCTTCTGTCGAGTTCTACGCGGCGTCGATGGTCATCCTATTTATCCGTGAAAGGAAGTGTGCCCAATGAGCACCATCGCTATCCAATTCCCAAGGGGATACGAGGCCATGGGCCGACCCGCCGACGAGATCGTAACGAACTTCATGGATGTCGAACCGGACGAGTTCGACGCCGAGGTTGCTGCATACAGCACTTGGGCGAAGGTCATCACCGACGCCGACGAACTGGCAGCGCTGGACGTCCCGTTGCCAGAAGATCGCGCCCCGGTTGACTTCGGCCCGCCTGTACTCGGCCCTTCGATCCGTCGTGTGTTTACCGAGGACATGCCGAAGGACGAACTGGTCACCGAAGCGAAGCGCCTGGACGTGAAGGCCACCGGCAACCGCTCTCAGTTGGTCGCGGCCATCAACGCGGCCAACGAATCGGACGAATGATCTCAATGGGCAAGGTGTCCGGGGTCCCCAAGCTGCAAGGATCAGCATGAATCTCGCTCAACTGATCAAAGACCTCAAGTGCGCGATCTTGGCGCAGCCCAACGTTGATTGGGTTGAGTGGTGCCGACAGTCCGACGTGTTGACTCTCGACAATCACACCGTCGGCGAACCGCGCCCTATCGGTCCCGGTGCGCTCCCGATCCCGACTGACGACATACGGCTCGAAATGACGATGTCGAACGGTCTGGTCCAGGTCCATGCCGTCCCCGGCTATGACGCATCGAGTGCTTACTCGAACCGGTGGGCGCACATCAATAGCTGGCTGTCGAAGTGCCTGTCCGCAGCCAAGGGCAGCACCACAGTCAAAACCCAAGCGAACGGCAACGAGTACGGCAACGCCGGGCCCGACGGCAACCCGCTCACCCCATGGGGGGCCTTCGGCTGGGCGGACTGCTGCCCGGGCGACATCATCCCAATCCGGGTCAAGTCGACGACGATCGGCGGACGCCGAGACGGTCGCGTGATCTACCTGCCACTGTCGATCCAGCCGGGCACCCCCGAACGGTTCTGGCAGTGCATCACCAAGCAGCCTGACGGGACGATCACCGAGACGTGGCAGGCCGTACAAGAAGACGGAACCACCGTCGCCATCGAGGGTCGACCCGAGGGCTGCCTGTACCGCAACTGCGAAGTGCCAGCGCACCCACAGTTCGCCGCTGTGCCAGATTGCCCCACGACGAACATCGGCCCGGTATGCGAGATCAGCCCGACGCTCGACGCCGACGGCAACCCGGTGCTCGACGGCGACGGCAACCCCGCATTCACGGTTATCACTCGGGGCGTGTTCATCTCGATCGAAGACTGCGATGGTGTCCGCACGGTCGTGCCGTACACGCTCGACGACAACGACGATGTCGTACCCCACGAACTAGGCGAGGGTAACTACTACGGCGACTGCGCCACCGGAGCGGCCGTCGAAGAACCACCGGCGGTAGTGACACCGACATGGCACACCGCTGACGGGTGGATCTGCGACCAGTCAGACGACCGGTACGGCGAATCGGTCTGCTGGGTCCAGGGCATCGACCAGAACGGCCAAACGGTGTACCCCGGCGGATCCAAGTGCCCCACGTTCCTGCCCGGGAAGCTGAACACGGCACCGACGCCGCAGGGCCGCTGCCTGCAGTCGGTAGCGGCGATCGCTTGGCTCGGCCGGGCGACCGACACAATCACCGTCACCGATGACGGCCACACCGCATCGTTCACGATGGGGCAAAGTGGCACCGCGCTGCTGAACCAGATCAACAACCAGATCGGGTCGAATTTCCAGCTTTGCACGTACACGATTGGCGGGCTTCGGTTCGTCATCGACACTCGGACCGTCACCGTGAACACAGCAGGGAACGTCACCACCGTCACGTCAACCCAGCAGAATGACGTCGCCGGGTGCGAAGCCGCATACTCCGAAGCGTGGAACAACGGCGTCGAAGGCGCAGACGCCGAGTTCGCCGGTGGCCGTCGCTCGTGCCGACGGTTCCAGTTCCGGTCGTCAGGAGATCCGATCCCCGCTGACTGCACCGCGCCGCTCGACCCGCAGCCAACCCAGGTCGCGAAAGGCGCCGCCCCCGATCCCGGTCTGGCTGATCTGTGCGACAAGCAAGACGCCACCAACGCTCTCCTGCAGCAGATCGTCGACAACACCACCTGCGAACCAACGACCGCATCGGGCGAAGGCACACCAGTGAAGCGGGCGACAACGGCAAACGTTGAGAGTGCGACAACGGCGAACGTTGCGCTGAGGGTAGACCGATGACCGCAGCGCGGACCCGTCTCGTGTGGTGCGTCACAGACGACGGCAAAGTCCAGTGCAAGGAGATCGTCGAAGGATGCGACCCGTACGTTCTGGCCCCCGGCGAATCATGGCATCAGCCGATGCTGACCTGCACCGGCCCGTGGACTCACTCGTCGAACCCGACCGGCTGGCTGGGAATCACCACCGGGACCCGAATCCCTGCAGCGTGGACCACGATCGTGGACTGGCGCACCATCGCAACGTTCACCACGGCCGCTTGCATCACCGACGGCCTGGCCACCACGGACCTCGGGACGCTGCTTCACTACGCCCGTGACACTCGGATCTATCACCTGATCGACGCCCGCTATCTGGTCAACGGCACTGTCGTGGCCACGCACACGAACCGGGCGTACCCGTACAGCGACGAGCGCACTGAGGCGCTCTCTACCGAACCTCTGCAGTACGAATGGGAGCACGGCGGCGTTGACACGCAGCATCTGCTCAACATTCCCGCTTCGGCGAGCATCGGGGTGCAGGTCCGGCACCGCCTCCGCGAAGGCGCCCCCCAGGACACGCCATGGTCCCGAGCGTATGTAGGGCTACGGTCCCAAGCTGCGCTCGTCACGGTCCCCCGCACAATCGTCACTGGAGGCCAGTCATGACCCAGTACGTGCGAATCACCGAGCACGCAATCGAGATTTCTGACTTGCCGCTCGACGGGTTCGCCCCCATCGACTCAGATGATTTGGTTGCGCTCGCCGTCGCAGACGTCGAGAGCGATGGCGTGGCCGCTGACATCGCCAAAACTTTCAACGCTGCCCCGGACTCTGCAGCGATTGTTGACCTGTCCGTATTCAGTCAGGACCGGGCCGCGATAGCAGCGGCTGTCACTGTGGCGACGCTGCGGAAACTCGCGACGAAATACCGGATCGTCGACCGATCGAAGCTCAACGAATCCGGGCTGATCGAAGCACTGATAGAAGCCGGTCACAACTTCGGGGTGGAGCAGACCACATGAAATCAAGACGACGACTAACCAACGACGAGGTGGAAGCGTCGCGGGCCCGCAACGCTGAACGGCGAGGCAGAGGACCAGTATCTGTCGTCGATGATCCGTCGGTGCCGCCGGATGAGTTGATCGCCGAAGCTGAGGAAGCGTTGATGGCCGACGGGCAGCACAGCCCGATGACCGAGACCGAAGCGCGAGACGAAGCAATCGGTGGCCTGGTCGAGGCTGGCCTGTTCGCAACCAAAGAGGAAGCGGCCGCGGCTTTCGACGCTGACCCGCTGACCGAAGAGAAGGAGTAGACGTGTTCATTGCATCGCGTTGCATCGCAGTACCGACCCGGATCATGTGCCCCGACAAGGACGAGTACGAAGTTGTCGACGTTGCGATCAACGTCAAGAACGCTGACGGTTCACCAGCCGAGAGCATGGAGTCGGGAGTCGGCCCGGATTCGTTGTCGACGAACAGCGTCGCTCAGGGCGGGAAGCTGCTCCTGGGCGCTGACGGGCTGCTGAGCCAGTACGAAGGCGTGTACCCGTCGGTTTTGGGTACCTACCGTGACTGCCCGGTTCTGACGTACGCTACGTGCCCGCTTGGCCACAACGTGAGCCCCAGGCCGCTGGCCGGGGGACCAGACAACAACGAAGGCGTCTTCGTTCTGCAGCCGCAGGGGTCCTACTACTGCGTGACGTGGGACGTGTGGGGCCGCAACATCGGCGACGACAAGTGGACCAAGATCAACACGGCCGGCCGGTGTGAAGGGAACTATCAGCTGGAGTGGATCGAGACCGCCGACGTTTCGGTGGATGGTGTGCTTTGTGTCCCCGCCCGCCGAGTGAACCACACGCCTGACGTGTCGACGTTCCCGCAGCCATGACCCGCCTGCCTGCCGGAGTAGTGATCCCTTGGTGGGAACGCGCCGAGATGACACCCACCGAGTACCGGGATCAGCGCGCCCAGAACGAAACCGAAGCCAAAGCCGCCGGCATCACGCCGGGGCCGGCCGGTCGACCATCCGTTCGGGTCGTCATGTCCGATGACCAGACCGCGTCAGTCGACGTGCTGACCCAATCATTGACACGAGACAGATTGGTCGAGATGGCCGCCGTCCACGGGCTCACCTGGTCTTTGCAAACCACCACCCGGGAACTGGCCACCATGATCGTCCTATCGATACCGGACCATGAGAGTGAGACCATGGACGGCAACACCGAAGAAACCGAATCAACTGAGGAGGCCGATCATGGCTGAAGACATTTCCTATGCGGCCTATGACATCTGCCGGACCATCGTGGTCCCGAC